ACCGCGCACACCGGTCACCATCAGCACACGGGGGAGACCGGTGGCCTGATCAACGACATCGACCTCCTGGCATGCCGAGGCGGGGGCGTATCCTGTTGCGCAGGTGGAGTATTTTTCCGGGCGCACCAGGAAGATGGATTTGGGGGATCCGTAGTCATCGATCTTGATGCCGTCGTAAATGGGTTCACCCGGCAGATCAGCTGGGGTGACCAGTCGGCCGGGATCAATGGGGAGGATGGCAATAGGGGATGGGGCAAACGGGCGATCACGCCAAACGATCTGGAACAGGCCGATGCCGTCCAGCTTCCACATCAAGTAGGCGAGCTGCTGGAGCCCGTAGATGTTCAGCCGTGATGTGGCGTCACAGAAATTCCGACAGTCGAGTCCCCACCTGTTCCAGCCGCGCAAGGCCTGGCGGCGGTAGGTGTCAGCCCATTTACGGTCCCGGCCCAGGGCTTCAAAGTCCGGGGACGGATGGGGGGTGACGCCGATACCCACGGCCTCGACAACAAGTGACTCGAGCAGCCCGTGAGCCATGGCGTCATTGGTGTAGAGGTCCAGGCCGCGGTTGGAAACGCGATGTTTCTCCCGCTCGGCCATGATCTGATTGACCAGGGCGTCGGTCCAGGAAGTAAGATGTCCCTGGGCGGACGCGCCTTCCCGCCTGGTCTGACGACCAAGACGGCCGCGATTGACTGGACGCCGAGCCATCAACAACCCCTCCGGGGCGACCCGATAAGGGAACGGGCAAAGATGGAACCCTGCGTGGAATTCGCTTCTTCACCCTGGATCTCCCGACGAAGCAGACGCAGCTTGTCCAGGTCGGCGCGGGTATATTCCACCCCGTCAAGGCTGTATGACTGACCCAGGGTCAGGATGGAAGATATGGCGGTATCGATTTGGGAAACGGTGAGGGACATGGGGCTCCGTGGGACAATGTGTATGAATGGTTCATAATACACACTGAGAGGAGCGATGGGTCAAGGTACATGGATTCTAATTTAGAAAACATGTAGTCTGTGGGGTAATTATTTCAAGGGGTTGGATGTGGATTGCCTCGGGCGACTCGAGGCGGTTGGCACAGAAGATGCTTAGAGCGGGGTCTCGAGGGGTGGGATGAGCAAGTGGAAGTGGGTGGAAAGGAGATTCGGAACGCGGGGGTGATTTGTAAAGAAAAAGCCCGCCGGTAAAGGCGGGCTTTCATTGATCCAGACGTGTATAGGTCAAACTAATGAACAGTACATGCATGCATTCCTTCATGCATGGCTGTAGAGTTAATCGTATCAGACCTTGATCCAAAAAAATCGTTTATTGAGCTAATTGCTTTCCTGTGGATTACCCCAACATAGCGAGCAAGGATATAGCAAAGATAAAAAATAATACAGGTGGGCAATGACGTCTTAAGCAAGTACAGGATGGCAATTTCTTGCATTTTAAACCTGAACAGATCCATATTTTTCCTTGTTTCTTTATCTAATCTTCGAACACTTGCTTCATATTTCTTTTCAAAAGATCGCTTTTCTACATCCTTAAGGATTCTTTTTGGCAAAAAAACATACATCAGGAAGACGTCAAAAAATCTTAATCGATGTCCAAAACGTACATAACCATTCATGGTTGTTCTAAGAGTGGTATATGCGGGGTGGTCAAAAGCGATTTTCCCGTCGGCGGCAAAATCAAAAAGATCATCCCGCAAGGCAAACATTCTCTGCCTGAACAAATCGAGTGCGTAGTCTCGATACAGCCAGTAATACGCCACCCACAGAACAAGGATGGCTATCAGCCAAAAGAGGTTATTCAGTAACTCGTATTGCATTACATATCCTCCGGTCTGGTTTCTCCTCGTGGGGTTAGTTCGCTTGAGGTCCTGCCTTGGTCAAGCATCTTTTCAAGCTCTTGATTCCTGGTTTGCAGGCGGGAAACAGTATTCCTGCGAAGTTTTCTCTGACGACCCCCGTAAGCCACGCCTAGCAGCCCAATAATTAAAAAAACAACATTAGCCCAGTAACTGACCTTTTCGGGAGTACTAAGCCCAATGACAATATCGGCGAGTGTTGTTTTTCCGGCAAGCGGAGTGATCCAGTACTTGCCCCCAAAATAAACGCAAGCGACTATGCCACCCCATCTAAAAAGTTGGTTCAGGTTGTTGCCAATAGTGGCTATCAGCAATAGCAAAGGGGTATTTTGTTCCCTCTCAGAGCTTTTGACGGACTTGGTTTTACAAGTTTTCCGAGACATACAGCTATTCCTGGTGTTGATGCACAGTCTTCCACATATCCCGGCCAACTTTTTGCCAATCAGAGGCCAGCTTTTCACGATCCGTTCGGTTGATTTCCTCCAGACGCGACCGAATCGCTGCGTAATCGTTTCCGCTTCGGGCATAGCTTCCGGAAAAATCAAACAGACGCCCCGCACCGCGGACCATCTGTTTCGCTCGTTGCAAACTCATAAAGGAATCTCCTTCTTACGAACGGATATGGCAGAATCCGCAAAAATGCAACCTCCAACCAATCACCAAGCTATGATTGTACCGCCTCCACACTCTTAAACCGCATCCCGCACACCGGGCAGGTATGGTACCTCTCCCGCAGGCATCCGCACCATGCGCTTGTCCTGCGTACTCCCATCCGACCACCCGTCAGCCGCACTCCGCACACCGGGCACCTCACCCCATCCTTGGGCGAATAGTCCACTACCTCGGCATGCATGACCGCACTCACCACCCGGCGCAGGGTTTGGGGAGCAAGGCCCAGGTCTTCACTGTGTTCGCTTGTTTCCATGCTCATCTCCTTGCGCTCGGGTTGATGCACAGCCCCGCAAGCGGGGAGGCGTTGACCCGGTAATCCACACGGGTTTCGCGGATGGGTTCGAAATAGGGTTCTGCCAGCTGCCGGATGGAAGGCTGCCAGTCAAAATGCACGGCAGCGGCCGCGTAGACCTCGCAGTCCAGCAGGTGGTTTGCCCGGCCCGAGCACGTCCAGGTGGACCGGCCGTTTACCTTGCGCCGTTTTTCGCTGCATATCTGCCGGATGTAGTCTTCCCGGGTATCCCGGTGCAGCCACATGGGTTGGGCGGAGTCCGTTTTGAGCCGGGTTTGATGGATCATGTCCTTGAGGGGCACGGTGTCGAGAGTGCGCAGGGGGATCCATGCCCGTTCTCGGGCCCTGGCGTCCGGATCAACCGCTGTCCTCGATGCCCGGACAACCTCCTGCTGGGAACTGCTGGCCCCCTTGACCGCGTGCACGGGCAGAATGTCCTGGTGCTCGTAGATCCAGGCCTTGGTCTCCATGGACTTTGACCATCCTTCCTCGTCGTCTCCGGCGCCGCCGCCCATGTCGATAGCCGCACGCCAGACAGGGGCGACCACGTCGTCGCGGCCTTCGACGTCGTAGCGGGAATCCAGAAGCTGCTCCACGTCCCGCCAGGTGTCGAGGAAGCCGTACTGGATCAACCAGGACGCCCAGTCCCTACCCCAGGCGCGGGCCACGAACCAGAATCCCGTCTGCTGCACATCAATGCCCACGGACACGGCCCAGGCATCGGCAGGCACCACCAGGGGCGGAAGGTCCGGTCGGATCATGGCCCTGACTCGGTCTTCGGATGTTTCCACAGACACAACCTTGCCGGGGCGGGCGCAGCAGTTGTTGTCAAATGCAGTCATGGCCTTGGGCGTGCCATCTTCCCGAGCCTTGAACCAGTCGGCCAGGGTCTTGGACAGGGATACATTGGGGGAGACCCACTCCGGGAGATGGAACCCCACGGCCGTGGGCCGGGCCACAGATCGCTTGGACACGCACCGGCCGGCTGCAACTGCGCGATCACGCATCACGTCGGTCCATTTGGCATGGCAGTGTTCGCACTCATACCAGGCCAGCCGCTTGCCTCGAATTTCCTTGGCCTCCCGGACGTCGGACGGGCATTTGATCCGGTCCTTTTTCATGATCTGGTAGGCCCCGCAAACCGGGCAGCGGGCCTCAATCTCGTAAATGACCTGGCATTCGGCCTTCATGTCCCGCCAGATGGTGGAGTCGTCCTCATCCCCGCGGGGTTTTGAAATCCGGATGACCTTGTTGTCCCCCTCGTAGGAGAGGACCCGTTCCTCCACCGTGGTCACGGCGGTCTTGTCCGCATAGGCGTCTTCCTCATCCACGCCCAGGATGCGCAGGGTAACCGAGGACATGGACGCTTCCGAACCCGCATACAATCCGTACAGGGTGGCGCCCTTGAGACGGATCTCCCCCTTTTGCACGGCGTTCCTGGTGGCCGACAGGTCGCGGCGGAGCAGGGGGGATGCCTTGAAATGTTTGGTCAGCTTTTCGTCAAAGATACGGTCCCGGGTGTCCTTGTCCGCCATGCAGATCCCGGCCGGAGAAGGATCGCGCCACATCTCGGCGGCGATGCACGCATACATGATGGTGGTCTTGCCAGTCTGGGACGTGCCCACGATGTAGAGCTTGCGCACCCAGGGTTCGTCAAAGGTGTCGAAAATCTTGGCCGCATAAGGCAACCGGTCCAAGCGGAACGGCTGTCCCTTGAACTGCCCGGTCACCAGCCGGAAGTGCTTGGTCGCCCATTCTTTGGTGGATACGCCGGGCCGGGTTTCCAGAGCCTGTTTTTCTTCGGGATACAGCTTCATCCGGCAATCTCCTGGACGCGGTACCTCTCCACCATCTCGGCCGCCCTGGTCTCGTCGCCGCCGACCCGGGCGATGAGCTCGCGCATGGACGCGATTTCCGTCGCCTTGCGCTCCTGCTCGTATTTCTCCCAGGCCGTGGCCATGTCCTCGGTCAGCCAGGTGTCGTCGGCAAAGGCGGACAACACGTCCCGGGTCCGGTCCCTGAACAGGGCTGAGAGCTCTTCACGGCGGGACAGGCAGAACCGCTGCAGCCCGTCGGTCCGATCCGGATCGCCGTCAACGACCTTGATCACCTCACCGGCGGCCAGGGGTTCCCCACCGAACAGCTCGCAGATCTCGCCCGAGAGTTCGCGGCCGAACGACCCCATGCGCAACCGCACCGCCTGCCAGCGCTCGGCCAGCTCACGGCCGATGATGGATGTCTGCACGTATTTGCCGCGCTCCCGCTCGAACAGGAACCGCTTACGCTTGGCCTCCACCTCTTTCAAATCAGCGTCCGCAAAAACACGGCGCTCCTGAGCCCCTGCCGCATCCGGATTGACTGGCTCGGACCAGGTGGAGTCCTTGCCCGGATCCGCATCCACCCGCTTGGTGAGATGGGTCATGGCGTACTGGTCCACAGTCTGTCGGGTGAATCCCCCGCCCCTGCGGGCAACCAGCTTGCCATCCTTGATGTCCTTGGCCACGGTGTTGTAGGCGCACTTCCAGCCAAGGCCACGGAGGTAGAGGTGGACCTGGCGGGTGTTGGTGAGGATGGTTGTTTCAGTGGCATTTTCGTTGTCGCTCACGGTTCGACCTTCCTTGTCGTTTGCTTGGGAAAAACAATCAAAAAAAATGAAATGTGCTTGATTTTTGGACGCACCGGGCCTAACAGGCCGCAGAAGAAGGGGTTGCGAGTAAACCAACCCCAATTCTGTACAACAAAGCTACCCGGAGACGCCATGGCTACCTGCTTCGATGTTGCCGACTACTTTCTTTCAAAGGTCTGCCAGGACGAAGACTTTGACGACATCATGACCCACCTGAAACTCCAGAAGCTGGTCTACTATGCCCAGGGGTTCACCCTGGCCATCACCGGTAAACAGCTCTTTGGCGAACCCATTGTGGCGTGGGATCACGGGCCGGTCACACCCGATCTTTACCAGACATACAAAGAGTATGGGAAAAACCCCATTCCCGCCCTCGAGCCCGGAGTCGCTGATGCAAGATTCGACAAAGAGCAACTTGAAATCCTCGAAGAAGTCCACGAGCTCTACGGCCAGTTTTCCGCCTGGAAACTCCGTAACCTGACCCACTCGGAACCGACTTGGGATGATGCCTATCCAAATGGGGTGATCGAGCATGAAGCCATGGAGACGTATTTCAAGACGCTTTTGGTGTAGCATCATGGCGAAGCCAAAAAATCAGGCAACCCAAAAGGGTGGGCGCATCAAGACTCATCCGGACAAAGACAGCTCCATGGACTGCCATCCTGCTTTTTGTCTGCACTACCTGGATACAAATTTTTCTTTGAACCGTTGCACCAAGGAACAGAAAGTAGATTTTGCGAACACTATTCACACACTGGGTCAAAAAACATGGAGTGATATTTTTAAATGCCACAGACATCATGGTGGTTGTGAAACGATATCTTTGAAAAAAAAGCATAAAGACCGACTTCCTAAAATAGCTGAAAAACTTCCAGTTTTGTCATTCCGATGCTTTGGAATGTACCCGATGCTGGGATTTAGAAAAAGAAAGTTTTTTTATATCGTCTGGCTTGACCCGAAAGGTGAAATTTACAAGCATTAATCAGCGAACAGCTTCAACGCTCCTTTCAGGAAGAGTTTTTTTGTAAATGACAGCACCCCCGCACATTATCGTTATCCGCACGTCTTTTTTTCCATCTTCAATATGCTCTATCCTCATCACATCAAAATGCTCAACCATTCCGATCATTCCCCCTGCAAAACATCCGATTGACCACATAACAAGGCCGATTCCACATAGTGCGCGGGTGAGCGTTGTTGAAGTTGAAGTAAAAACTAAAGGGATATTGAGCCCCAGGACAAAACAGAGAGATCCAAGCAGTAAAAGACCGACCATCCTTTTGACCTCCAACCCCGGCCCACGCATGCGTATGGGCCGGGGGTTTGTTTTTTTATCTGCCTTTTTTGAACACCGCGTTGAAGTGGATCGCTTCCAGGGGTGGAACGCGCTTGACCCCGGGTACCGCGGCAAAGACCGTGTTGAAGAAGTTGTTGTCGATGATGTGGTCGGGCCGGATGGACTTGTTTTCTTCGCACCAGACACGGAAGGCGGCGTAGATGCGGCCGGCCTTGGTTCGGGCGGTCTGGCCGTTGCCGTCGGTGACGACCAGGCGCTGATCCGTGAACTCTTTGGCCAGACGTTCGCTCTTCTGGAATACCGTGTATTCGTCTTTTTCCAGCGTGCCCCTGGTCGACCAGCCGGGCAGGACCTCCACGCCGTAGATGGCCACGGGCTTTTTCTGGGAACGGGAGATGTTCAGTTCGCGCATGCGCCGGGAAAGCCATATCTGCGAGGGCACCTTGCTCGGGAGCACGCCCTCGGCCTTTCTGCAATATCCGACAAAGGCGGTGTACACATCCCGCATCTGGGTCCGGGCCTCGTTGTCGATGCGGCAGCAGTTATCAAAGAAACGCACGGCCAGATTGCTTTTCTCGTCTTTCTGGTTTGCGGAAGCGGCCGGGTCGATCATCCGGCAGAGCTCGGCATAGATCTCGTTCACTTCCTCGAGCTGGGCCTTGCCCTCCATCTTGGCGATCTGGACCGCCTGGTTCAAAACCTGACTGCGGATATTGGGCCTGAGCCGAAGCCCGACCTTTTCCACGTCGATGGGAGTCCGGGGCTCGGGAGTCGGGGTGGAACCGGGCATTTCATACCTGCCGGTTTTACGGATGGAGGGGAGGACTTCCGAGGTGACCCATTTGCGGAATCGTTTGGCCTCTTCCTTGCGACTGGTGAAAATGAGGGAGTAGAGGCCGGACTCGTTAAGTGTAATCATCTCCTGAGAGCCTCCAAGGGTGTCCACACTATGGACCCCCTTTTCGTCATCATCGAGCCGGGAGTAGACGTTTTTTGGATTTGCGATTTCCAACACCCCGCAAACATCCCTTGCCACGAACCAGGGTTCCCCGTTTTCATCCATATGTACCCGGACCAGATTGTCTTCAAACGCGTAGTTCATCAGGTCATTCATGAGTTATCCCTCCACGCTGTTGAGCTGTGCGGTACGGGAAAGGGTGATGTCCTGACCAAGGAGCCGGCAGGGCTTGAGCTCGTTGTTCCGGTCCGGATCCGGCGAGAGCTTGAGCATGTACCTGGTGTCCAGAAAGCGCGTCAGGTCGGCAAAGCCGAACATGGCCGTGTCCAGCCCTTGGCACAGGGCCTCGTAGTCCTTCCGGTCGCACTTGCCCTTCATGTCGGAAACGCTGCGCACCAGCTGCCCGGTCACGAAATGCACGTAATTGCTGAACAGAACGACCTGGTCTTCACTCTTCAACCTGCCAATCAAATCAGGGCCATAAGTCATGATACAAGCTCCGTAAGTTTTGAATGTCGGCCGCCAAAATCCCATAAAAAAAGACGGCCAAAGTGCTTCAAAGCCTTACGGGGCTCCCCGGGCCTCACGGCATCCGGGACACTTTGGCCGCCTTTTTTGCATGCACGTCCGGACGGACGCGCACAAATGCGGGCACAAACAAAAAATCCTCTGATGTTTAAAGGCGCAGAGGGCAGCCTCGTAAGTTTTGAGCCCCGAACATGGCCCATGGTGGGAAAGAAAGTCAAGAGGTTTTGGATCATGGCCGGTTCTCCCAAAAGTTCCCGGCACTGATGGTTTCCGCCGGATGCCGGGCGATCCAGGCGAGCACGTTGTCTTCCATGAGCAGATCGTTGCTCACGCGGCAGATGACCTGCCAGTTTTTTTTCTTTCTGGCCCAGCTCTCTTTGTACTCCAGGTGCAGGGTGTCGCGGTGCAGCTGGAGCGGTCCCTTGCTCATGCAGGTGTACAGGGACTTGATCTTGACCGGAACGCTTTGAGCCTTGTTCTGGTTGGCCCTGCGCCAGTATTCCCGCAGGTATGCATCCAGGTTCTTGCCCGTGAGCAGCTCCACGTCGCAGCCCTTGAGGAAATCGCGGACATCCTCGTGCTCGGCCAGCCAGGCGGCTCGGCGGTAGATGTTCCAGCGCTCGCGGTCGGCCCTGAGCCAGGTCTGATCCGGCAAGGGCTGCCGGGCCTGGACATTGATCTTGACCGGGTATTGCCGGACGATGCCGACCATCTCCTGGAGCATCTCCGGCAGGGTTTGGTCTTCACTGGTCTCAAGCTTGTGGCTGACCGATTGCGGGGTTGCCCTGCGTTTCCGGTCCAGTTCCCGATCGATGACCCGGGCGACGTGGCATGGCAGGCCCGACCGGACCCATGCGGCCACGTCGAGACCATAATCGCGGACCGCATCGCCGATATCCTTGCCCATGGATGGCGGGGCGGGCCAGCGAAGGGACTGGGGGAATTCCTTTGCCCAGAATTTCCCGGCATTGCTCGCGCCCGCGTCGTCCAGGTCCAGGGCGACCAGGATCAGGTCGGCACCCCTCAGGATGGTTGCGGCCCGCTCGGCCGGTCGCTTGCCCGCCCCGCCAAGCCCCATGGCTCCGATCTGCATGTGCCGCACGTTCTGCCAGACCAGGGCAGCATCCCGCTCGGTTTCGACCAGGACCCAGACGCGCCAATCCGGACGGCCGTAAACGTGGAACCTGTTGTTCTCGCCGCCGGGCACTTCCCAGTAGCGCAGCTCCTCACCCCAGGAGGTCATGGCCTCGGGGCGTCGGATCTTGAGCTTGGCCACTCGGCCATTCACAAACATGGGCATGACCAATCCGCGCGGAAGCCAGATCTTCTTGGGTTTGCCGGTTCGCGGGTTGGTCTGTTCGGGCAGGCCCCATGCAGCGCGAGGCACGGACTTATCCTTGTCGTTCCAGCCGAATCGGCATGCATGCGCAGTGGCCATGGTGATTCCCCAGGCGTTCAGCTGGGTCTGGACGGCGTCGGTTTTATCTAGACGTTCGCAGGAATGCTCCACGAACTTCCCGGCCTTTTCGTGCCAGGAGGTCGGGGCCTCGGCGGTCTGGTGGGGGGCCCAGTCTTTTCTCGCAGGCCTGGAATGGGCGGTCTTGGGAGTGCTCGCGGCATCGGCCGCATACGCCTTCTTGAAGGCGAGAAACCCTTCCGAGCCGTCCAGGGGATAGCCGTTGACCCCGCAATACACCGCGATAAGATCCCCGGCCTGGCCGCAGCTATTGCACTTGGCCACATCGCGCTGGGGATTGTACGAAAAAGCCCCGCCCGGGGTGGATTCCCGATGCCAAGGGCAATGCGCCCAGATTTCATCCCCACCACGATCTTCCACGCCCTCGAGGATCTCTTCGGCAATCACCCGGCATCGATCCGTGCCCAACCATTCCATCGCCTTACCCATTGCTCTTTCTCCCTGCTGCCGCTGCAAAATCTTCGCGAGGTGAGCCAAAATCCCCGCTTTTTTTGCAAAAATGGCCTTTTTTCTGACCTTTTTTCCGCAATCCAAAAAATAAAAGGTTTTTATTTCAAGTTGTTGTATTCCACTTAGGGCTTCTGACCATTTTTCAGGTAACTACCCTATTAATTAATTTCAATACGGGTATTCTCTATATCTCTATTTCTTTATTTTTTTATATATTTTTTCATAGTTATAAGGAGAATAGTCAAAAGGACTAAAAGGAAGGGGCTGCAACGTGTAACTATTTGAAATAAAAAGACCTGAAGAACATGCCCTTTCCCCTTGTCGGATCTTGACCACCCCAAAAAACCCAAATCCCTACGCCAGTTTCCACTGCGATCGCTCTTCGGCATCGCAGATCCGTTCCGGGTGGATGGCCACGCCGTAGATGGCCACCGGTTTTTTCTGCTGGAGAACGATCTCGGGCTTGCTCCGCATCTCCCTGGACAGCCATATCTGGGAGTTGACCCGCTTGCGCTCGGTGCCCTCGACATCGATGCAGTACTTCACAAAGGCAGCGTAGATGTCCTTCATCTGGGTCTTGGCTTCGGGAGAAATCGTGCAACAGCTCGACAAGAATCGCCCGGCAAGATCCTGATCCTCCTGATAATCAACCCCTTCCTTGAGGACGCACTCGGGGGCGGTCAGGTCATGATGCGCGGTGAAGGCCATGGTATGGCGGACGATATACGCGAGAATCCCCGAGGCCTCTGCTCGCAACAGGGATTCCAGCTTGTCCCGGGCCATGGCCTCGTAGATGTGCTTTTCCGGATCGATGGGCGTAGAACCGCCCGGTGAGACAAACTGGGCCCCAAAACGCAGGATCTTGGCCCGCCGGTAAAAGGCCTTGTCGTTCCCTGCCGCCTTGGGAAGGAAGTTGGTGTGCACGATCGTCGTGTGCGTGATGCGGAATTCGATGTCCTTTTTCGCGTAGAGCTCTCTGGCCGCAACGCGATCCCCGCCGGAACAGATCTGTTTGACCTTGCCCATGGAAAACCGGTGCTTCTGTTCGGCCTCGGACGTTCCGGCAAAACGCTTCCCGTAGAATTTCAGCATCTCGGGGGAAGCGGATCCCGCGTTTTTGACCTGCCCGGAATCGAGCAGGGTTTCGACGGGAAAGGTCGTGGCAAATCCCCCAAGAACCCCGGTGATGGTATCGAACAGGACGGACTTCCCGTTGTCGCCACCAGGGCCATAGGCAATATACAGGTCCTTGTAGCTGTACCCCAGGGCGCAGGTGCCCACGATGGACCGCCGAAAATAGTCGATCAGGGGTTCATTGGCACAAAAAACCTTTTGCTCCAGGTCATCCCAGGTGGGGGCGGGAACATTCAGTCCATGGTATTCTACATCGGAGTGATTCCGCATGTATTGGTCGGGACGCCCCTTGATGAGCTTGCCGGTTTCCAGATCCACCACCCCGTTGGCCACGGGGAACAAGGTTGGATGATTGTCCCACTCCTCGTTCATGGACAAGGACTGCGTCCCTGAGTGTGCCAAACGCAGGACGTTTTTTATCCTGGCCATGGACCGCAGAGAAAACGCACGATCTCTGAATTTTTTGGCCATTCCCTTGAGACGGTTGGCTTCCTCCTTGTCCCCCCCGGTCTGGGCTGCTTTGGCATCTGCTTCCCGCTTGTACCCCAACTGGGAGTAACGCTCGGCAACCTTGTCCACGTAGGTCTCGACATTGCCGTTGACATCTTGCTCCCAGTAGTTCCCGGTGAATTCATACCAGGTTCCCTTTCCGGCATCTTCAACATGCCGCTTGTCGTAGATGAACTTACCGGTGGCCAGTTTAACGAAAAGCTCGGCGTCCCCTTTCTGGTTCCGCCAGAAAGCCCGTTCGACTTCCTCATCGGAAAGCTGGACCCCTCGATCGGGCTTCTTGCCCTGCCCATCCCCGTTCGAACACTCCCCGTCTTTCTTCGCGGCCTGCTCCGCCTCCACCGCGGCCTGAATTTCTGCCACCTGTTCCGGCGACAACTCCGAGCCCTGACCTTCATTCTTGATCTCCTGACTCATGCCGCCACCCCCGCCTGCTTGATTTTCAAATTTTCAAAAAAATAATCACCCCCCCCATGCGCAGTTCTCGGGGCTAGTCCGACCCGTGCAGCAGGGCGGCCCAGAAGGACCCGCGCCGGTTCGGTCCGGGTATTAGACGGTTGGGCCGTCTTTTTTCGAAAAGGGGAAAGGGGGGAGAAAGCTACGCGCACGGCCCCTTGGAAGGTGGCTCCCTGCGGTCGCTCCAACCGGACTGCAGACCAAAGAATCATGGGGGTAAATCCAGGGGGCCCGTCACAGATGTGGGGCAGGAGTGGGGCAGAATGGATGTGGGACAAAAAAAACAGCGAGCTAGTAACGACCCCTGGCCGTGCTAACTCGCTGTAATCTTTGTGGTGCCGGGGGCGGGAATCGAACCCGCATGATGTTGCCATCGCTGGATTTTGAGTCTAGTTGACATGATTTTTACCTAGTGTTATCATTTTTCATAGATCAATATTGTTTTAAAAAAATCAGTGAGTTAAAAATTTGCAAAGTTTGATCGGACTTGAAGGGATTAGGTCAAGTAATTTCAAAAAGGGTAACCTGAGGGTAACCTGAGGGGTTTTTGAGGATGAAACTGACAAAACAAGAACGTGGAATTTGGTTCTATGATTCTCCAATCAGGAACCATTCAAACGGGCCGGATCGGGTTTACTATATCCGGCATTCCTACCAGGGAAAACGCCAACAGGAACGAATTGGCTGGCTTTCCGATGGTTGGAAGCTGTTCAAGGTCAGAAAGATCCTCACAGACCTTCAGGTTAACCACGATACAGGATCAGGCCCCCAAACGTGGGCAGCAATGAAAGCGCAAGAGGAAGAAGAACGCAAACGGCAAGAGCTTGAACAGAAGGCCCTTGAGAAATCACGGGTAACCCTGGCCGAGTACTGGGTGGCAAGTTATTTCCCGTATGCTCAGAGAACCAAGACAAAATCCTTTCAGACAGAAGAGTTCCACTTCAACACCTGGTTGAAACCCCAGCTTGGTGACACCCCGCTCAAAGAGATTGAGATTAAAGAATGGGATTGCCTGGTAACCACATTGACCAAGGCCGGGAAAGCTCAGAGGACCGTTGAATATGTCACCGGAACCTTACGGCGTATTGTCAAACATGCCTATGAAAGGGGGATCGTTCCAGCACCCCCACCAAGCGCAAAGCGGATCGGGGCGACATCACCAAAGGACAATGGTCGAAAACGGATCATCACTCCGGAAGAGGCAAAGGCGATCCTTGAAGAACTCCAACGGATCAACCCCTTTGCCTATCGTTTCACCCTGTTTGCCTTTTTGACCGGTTGTAGGGCCTCAGAAGCGCGTAAGCTGCAATGGATGGATGTTGACCTTGGGAAAGGGGCTGTAAGCTTCAGAGAGACTAAAAACGGGACCACCAGGCCCCTTCCAGTTGAAGGAGACTTGAAAGAACTTCTTGAATCCATGGAACCGGGGGGACCGACAGACCCCGTTTTTCCCCAGAAAGACGGCAGGCCATACGGTGAAACCCCGTCAACCTTCCGGCATGTGGTCAATCACGGTTTGGACTTGAACCAGGGAAGGGAGAGAGCGGACAAGATTTGTTTCCATTCGATACGGCACACCGTAGCAACAGCGCTGGCCCAAAGCCTGGACGTGAGAACCCTCATGGACCTTGCCGGGTGGAAAACCGTTCAAATGGCTGCAAGGTACATCCACGCCAACCAGGACGCCAAACGAAGGGCAATGAAGGGCCTGGGGGCATCGGTCCTTGAACCGGACCAGGAAGGAAAGGTGATCCAGTTCCCCGAAACCAGGAAGAAAGCAAACTGAAAAAATCGCGCGTAAATATCCAAGTAAAATTAAACCGGAAGGAACGGAAGGATATTGAAGTTATAAGATAAATTTTATTCTAATCCCTACCAACTGAAGCCTTTTTCCCCTGGTTTCCACTGAAAAGGCCCCTGCCTCTCCATGAAGGCGGGGGCCTTTTTTGGCTTTCATCGTCCAGGTGCTTTTGGGGACTCTTTGAATCCAACCAGCCCACTTTTTCATGTAAACCAAATTGATTTTTTTTAGCGGAATGACCGGAATGACCGGAAGGGTGTTGAAATCATTAGAAAAAAACAAGAACAAAAACCGGAATGCAACCGGAATGACCGGAAGGGTGTTGAAATTACAGGATAAATTTTATTCAAAAATTACGAAATTCTCTCTTCCCCCTGGTTTTTACCAGCAAGGCCCCGCCTCGATGCCGAGACAGGGGCCTTTGTAATCTTCATGGATCTAACCAAAGAAGACAAAAAAGCTACTTGTTTTTTTTGCTATCAAAATACTTGCGTAGCTGTGAACGAAGTTTCATGTATGCCTTTTTATGCAAGTAGGAATCTTGTCCAAATTTTTTCCGTATCAGCCCTTTCATTTCTTCAAACCCGGTATCTTTAGGGGGAAGCTTTTTGATTTTACCAGCATCAAAATCTTGCATGTAGTGTATTGTAAGCCAGACTATCGCCTCGCTTGTTCGTTCCCAATCCTTCTCACTTGCCTTCCGAGGATACATGTTACTTGCAGGTTTTTTCTGTTCAATTTTTCCTATGAATTCCAGAAATTCCTTTTCGAAGAATATTTTGTCGTAATGGCTACGCTTGAGCAGTTTTAGCGTACGGCAAGAACATAATCCTTCATGGTCTTTTGCTTTAATAACAAGAGGTCCAGCATTATGATACAGAAGCTTTTCAACAATATCTTCACAAGGAATATTCCACAAACGGCATAGTTCATCAAATGAGACGAGTTCATCAACGTGAATCTTATCCATAATAGCCCCAAAATAAGTGTGTACTTATATTTTTTGTTTTTTGCGACTTTTATTAATTCTTCCCTGGGCAGTATTATCATATTTTTCACTAAGCCATTCCAATATCTCTTTTGATTTGGATTCATCTTGAAATTTAGTCCACTGTTCCCATGTAAGATGCTTTACTTTGAAATGATTTTTCAATTGTCCCGCAAGAACAGCATAGGGATTTTTTGTATTCTTTATGTATTTTTTACGTTCTTCACATACCTTATTAAATAACACTTTGATTTTGAGCCAGATTGTAGGGTTAGCACCGATGGTCCCCGGTGTTGGTCCTACTGATATTTTCTCATTCTTGCTTTTTATTTCTACATTCTCTGCATGGCCAATAGTTGTTTTTCCATTCTTTTCGTTCCTAACAGATACCGTTTCAACTCCTTTATCCTCGTTCCTCATTTTTCGGTTATATTCCCGCATGAAAAGTTGAAAACACTTTTCCGGATCTTTCCAAGCTCTTTCTTCTTCCATCGTTTCCGCATCTCCTTGTTATTTGGTTTTCTATCTGTTTAGACCAACCATCATAGTCTGGCAAGCGTGCAGCTCAACTTTTCAGATTTGCAGCTAAAACGAGAAAAACCAACTTCCAACTCAAAAAAGCGTGCCCGTTTTAAAACGGGCACGCTTTTGAGCTTTACGGGGGCTCCATTTTTCGTATCCTTCAAGGAATCATCAAAGCGGAACCAAAACAGGAGGCGAACAAGATGACCACTCATACAGGTGCCCAGATATCAAACCTCATAACCGAACATGAAGCCGCAAAGATGGCCGGGCTTTCCGTGTCCACCTTGCGGGCCTGGAGGAACCAGAAGAAGGGCTTTCCCTATGTCCGGCTTGGAAAATCGATCAGATATTCACCTATAGCTATTCAAACCTGGATAGCCCAGAACACCGTTGAAACATCGAAATAAACGAGGTGGGAAGAATGAATACACAAAACGACCAGAAGGAAATACCAGTTTTACAAAATATGTTCGAAAAATGGCCGTCAACCATAGTTCCACTTGTAAAGATGCGAGAATTTACGGGCGGGGCTTTGTCTCCCAAGAGAGTGAAGAGCCTTATTGCAGAGGGCAAGGGACCCGAAGACGGCTTTTATGTGGGGAAAAGGCTTTGCTTTCCGGTCAAGTCTCTTATTGCATG